GGTAATTCGGACCTTGATTTTTTTGCCCACTCAGAATTTCCACTTGTTATAAAGAGTAAAGCAAGATAAAATCCTAGTCACAGAATAGGTGGCTAATGACAACTGGCACTAATAAAATTAACGAATATTTAAGCCGTATTAAAGATAATAACGGACAAATTGCAGTATTTTGCAAGCATTGTGAAACATGGCATGACAGTTCTAACTTTCATAAATCGAGAGGTAGATACAAATCTATTTGTAAGGATTGCCATAGATCAAGATATTCAGTCGCAAACGGTTATAGGTCACCGGCTACAATAGAAGCGTCTAAATCATCTAAGCAAAAGAAAGAAGCATGGCTATCTGAAAATCAAACTTGTACTAATTGCGGAAGTACTAAGCCAAGAAGAGAATTTTACAACGAGCGGCAGAAATCATATTTACCATATTGTTGCAGCAATAGAAGAACATGGGATCAGATCGAAATAGATATTAAGGAGCAAATGAAAACGTGCTTTGAATGTGAATTAAGATTACCATTCGATGATTTTTCATATAATCCAAATGGAAGAGATAAGAAACGTCCTTATTGTAAGTGTTGTGAAGCGGCAAAAGCAAAGATTTATTCAGATCAACCTGATAGAGTTGAGCAAATAAAGGATACTGATGACGGAACTATTACCATTTCTGTTCTTAGTAATCTATTGAGGCAAACCAGTCATTGCAGTCATTGCGGTGTTAGAATGACGCAAAGTTATCCAGTAGCTCCATCAAATAAAACCATTGATCATGATGTTCCGTTATCAAGGGGTGGAAAACACACAATAGCAAATATAAGCGTTATGTGTTTGGGGTGTAATTCGTCTAAGCAAACAAGAACGCTAGATGAGTTCTCAAAGTATGTAAAAAAAAAGCAGATTATCAAATGAACGAGCAAGCACCATATTTAACTTATGATGAGGCTAGAACAAGAAAAGTTTCAGCCGAAGCCGAGATTGCAGAATTAGAATTAGCAAAAGTCAGAAGGGAATTAGCACTTGTTGATGATGTTGTTAAGGCTTGGGATGATGTTTTGGCGGCATTGAAAGCGAAGTTGCTTGCTTTACCTACAAAAATGGGGCCAATTTTAGCGAGTGAATTAGATGCAGGGAATATTCAAGATCAATTAGAAAATCAGATTAGGGAATGCCTTAATGAACTCGCAAACTATGACCCACTTTCAGACCCCTCAAGCTCGACAATTATTGACGAAGGGATTGAAGAGAGCGATGGAGATATTAAAGCCACCTCCAAAACTAAACGTAAGCCAGTGGGCAGACCAAAAAAGACGGCTAAGTTCTCAAAGTAGCTCAGAAGCCGGAAGATGGAACACATCGAGAGCAGAATATCAACGTGGTATTATGGATGCAGTAAGCGATCCATCTATCAGACAAGTTGTTGTAATGGCCGGAGCGCAACTAGGAAAATCGGAAGCATTATTAAATATAATTGGCTATCACATTGAGCATGATCCATGCCCTACCTTATTGATGCAGCCAACTGTCGAAATGGCTCAATCATTTTCCAAAGATAGAATTACTTCTGGTTTGCTTAACACAACTCCAAGTTTAAGAGGTAAAGTAAAAGACCCAAGGGCAAGAGATAGTGGAAATACAACATTACATAAAACGTATCCGGCAGGGTCTTTAAGTTTAGTTGGCGCAAATAGTCCGGCAGGAATGGCGAGCCGTCCGATCAGATTAGTATTATTTGATGAGGTTGACCGCTATCCAGTTTCAGCCGGTGAAGAAGGTGACCCGATTGCACTAGCAACAAAGAGAGCTTTAACATTCTGGAACAGGAAAATTGTCATGGTTAGCACTCCAACTGACAAGGGTTCATCAAGAATAGAAGATGCCTATGAAGAGACAGACAAAAGAAAATATTATGTGCCATGTCCACACTGTAATCATGAACAAGTTTTAGAATGGAAAAATGTGCAATGGGAAGGTAGTGATCCAAAAACTGCAGCTTATTATTGTGACGAATGTGGTGTTGCTTGGACTGACCCAGATCGTCACAAAGCAGTCTCTAAAGGTAAATGGGTGGCAACAGAAGAATTTGATGGAGTTGCCGGTTTTCATATTTCTGCACTTTATTCACCTTGGGTATCAATCATTGAAGCTGTTGACGAATTTGTTAAATCAAAACGTGATCCAATGAGACTTAAAACATGGGTAAACACATTTCTTGGCGAGACTTGGGAAGAACAAGGTGAAAGAATAGATGAATATGATTTATTCGAACGGCGTGAAGATTGGCCGGATGATGTTCCTGAAGGTGTTGTTGTATTGACAGCCGGTGTTGACATTCAGGATGATCGAGTTGCTTTTGAGATATTAGGAACTGGAAGCGGTCACGAAACTTGGTCAATTCAATATGATGAAATATATGGTGATCCATCAAGTGCAGAATTATGGCAAAGATTGGATGAAGTCCTTGGTCAGACGTTTGTGCATCCGATCAGGGGTGAAATGATAATCAGATCAACTTGTGTTGATAGTGGTGGTCACTACACGCAACAAGTTTATAATTATGCACGGCAAAGAGCCGGAAAGCGTGTGTTTGCTATCAAGGGTATTGGTGGCGAGGGCAAGCCGATTGCCGGAAAGCCAAGCAGAAATAATATTGGTAAGATTAATTTATTTCCTGTCGGAACGGATACGGCCAAAGAACTGATCTTTGCCAGACTAAAGATAACGGATGAAGGAGCCGGATATTGTCACTTTCCATTTACTCATAATGAAGAATATTTCCGGATGCTGACATCAGAAAAGAAGGTGACAAAGTATTATAAAGGGCGTCCAAAAAGGGAATGGGTAAAGATTAGACAACGCAACGAAGCCTTAGATTGTAGGGTTTATGCGATGGCTGCACTTGAATTGATGGGATTAAACATTGAACACCTTGCAAAACAGGGCAAAAATAAGGTAAAATCAACTCAAGCAGTTCCCAAGAGGCGCATATTCAAACCGCGTCCAAATAATTTTGTAACAGGATATTAGCATATGGCAAATTTATTTGACGCTGATAATGCACCCAAGGAAGTACCAAGAGCCATTGTTATCGGTGATCTTGTTCAATTTAAGCTAACAGAGTTCTCGTCAGATTATCCGAATACATCACACTCAATGACATTTATGGCGCGATCTGGAACTGGGGCAAATGTTGAGTTTAGCATTGCTGCGAGTAACAGCGGTGATGATTATTTGTTTTCTGCTAGTAGCAATGCAACCGCAGCTTTTACAGCCGGACTTTATCATTATCAGATTGAAGTGCTTGAAACCAGTTCAAACAATAGACTTATCCTTGATCAAGGTGAGTTGGATGTAACGGTTGATCTGGACGTTAATGCTGTCGATCCAAGAACTCATGCTGAAAAGATGCTGCAAAAGATTGAAGCTGTATTAGAAAACCGTGCAGATGCAGATGTGTCTAGTTACAGTATTGCAGGACGATCATTAACTAAAATGTCACCAGAAGAATTATTGACTTGGCGAGATAATTATCGGCGTGAAGTAAAAGCGCACAGACGGAAACTTGACGTAAAGCATGGACGCAGAACGTCATCAACTGTTGTTATGAGGTTCTAATATGGGTTTGTTTGATTTCCTATCTTTCCGAAATGAACAGCCTGAAGAACGGCTAAACAGGAGAAGTCGAAGACGCTTAAGACAATATGCTGGAGCAAATCAAGGCAGATTGTTTGCTGATTTCGTTGGTTCTAGTTTTTCGGCTGATAGCGAACTTCGGAACAGTTTGCCGGTATTACGAAATAGAAGCCGTGATTTGGCGCGGAATAACGAATACGCAAAACGCTTCCTGAACTTGATCAAGACTAATGTTGTTGGTGAAAAGGGTTTTACTGTTCAGGTCAGAGCAAGGAATGATGATAGATCGCTAGATGCTGCCGGAAATACCATATTAGAGAATGCTTTTCGGTCATGGGGTAGATTGGGAAATTGTGACGTAACTGGCCGAATGTCTTGGCTAGATGCTCAAAGATATGTCGCTGAAACATTGGCTCGTGATGGTGAAGTATTCGTTAAGTTCGTGCAGAACCGGCGTTATCGTGACGGCTTTTCTTTGCAATTCATCGAAAGCGATCTGATTGATGAAGGCAAAAACGGCAAGGCTGATAATGGCAACTCGATCCGGATGGGTGTTGAAATAGATGAATTTCATAAGCCGGTTGCCTATTATGTGCTTACTGCCCATCCAAATGACAGCTTAAACTTTAGCACCAAAGTCGAAAGAAAGCATATTAGAGTTCCGGCAAGGGAAATGCTGCATTTATTCATCCCTCAGAGAACACATCAAAGCCGTGGCGAACCGTTTATGGCTCCGGCGATTGCTTCACTCAAGATGTTGCATGGCTATCGTGAAGCTGAATTGATTGCGGCTAGAGCGGCAGCCGCTAAGTTCGGGATCATTACAACTCCGGATGGTGATGAATTTATTGGCGATGATCAGACTGAAGATGAAGTGCCAGTGATTGATATGGCTCCTGCTTCTGTCTATCAGTTGCCAAGTGGCCATGACTTTAAGATGATTGATCCGGCACATCCAACATCTGCATTTGCAGCATTTGAAGAAGCAGTTTTGCGCGGTATCGCGTCCGGTTTGAATGTCAGTTATACAAGTCTATCAAACGATCTGAAGGGTGTTTCTTATTCTTCTATCCGTCAAGGTACGATTGAAGAACGTGACCACTATAAAACATTGCAGTCATTTATCATTCAGCATTTCTGCGAACCTGTTTTTCGTGCTTGGTTAGATAGTGCTTTGACGTTTGGACAAATTCCTATTCCTATCAGTAAGTTTGATAAGTTCAGCGATAATATCCATTTTAGAGGGCGAGGATTTGCTTGGGTTGATCCACAAAGGGAGATAAATGCAAACGTAACAGCTTTATCAAATGGCATTATCAGCATGAATGATATTGCTGCCAATTATGGACGCGATGTTGAAGAACTGTTTTCACAAATACAGTCCGATAAAGAAATGGCTGAAAGATATGGTTTGAGTATGGCATTTGAACCGTTTGGCCAGAAAGCACCAGTGCAACCAGAAGTGAGTGACGGCGATGGCTAGTTATGAACCCACAGAAGGAATGAAAGAAGAAGCACAACGCGGCTTAGATTGGCGGCGCGAGTTTGGACGCGGTGGAACAGAAGTCGGGATTGCTAGAGCTAGAGACATCGTAAACGATAGAGAACTGTCAGAAGATACAGTGATCAGAATGTATAGCTTTTTCAGCCGACATGAAGTTGATAAGCAAGCCGAAGGATTTAATCAGGGTGAAGATGGTTATCCATCAAACGGACGCATAGCATGGGCTTTATGGGGTGGTGACGCCGGTTTTAGGTGGTCAAAGAATATTCGTGATAGCTTGGAGAATGAAGATCGAAATGTAAGAGAAATAACCGGTGCAGTTCGTGAAGGGCTGAAAAAGAAGGTTGAAGATCATAATGAAAAGGTTGGCAATGTTGCCAGTAAAAGGACTAATCTTAGAACGCTTTCAGCCGTGTTTAATCGCGGTGTTGGTGCATACAAGACAAACCCTCAGTCAGTAAGGCCGAATGTAACTGGTCCTGAGATGTGGGCTTATGCTCGCGTAAACAGCTTTCTTTATGTGTTGCGAAATGGTAGGTTTCGATCAGGCAAGCACGACACAGATTTACTTCCGAAAGGTCATCCAATGTCCACAAAGCGATCTATTGAAGTCCGTCAAGAGACAATAACTTATAAGGTTATAGTGAAGCCAGGTGAAAATGAAGCCGGTGAAGGTAACAAATATTATATAGATGGAATGGCTGACGTTGCTCCATCCTTGGTGTTTATGGAAGGAAATACATATCGTTTTGATCAGTCTGATGAAAGCAATGAAACGCATGATTTGCGGCTGTCGGAAACTGAAGATGGAACCCATAATGATGGAGAAATATATTCTGATAATGTCGTTATGAATGGCGATGCCGGATCAGAAGGTGCTTATTTGGAAATAACTGTTGATGAAAATACACCCGATTTAGCATATTTTTGCTTGAACCATTCAGGCATGGGATCGGTGATTAATATTATTAGGAGTGCAGACATGGATGAAGAAGAAAGACAAATGGAAGCGGAAACATCTATTGATCGTTTTAGCCGTGAAGATATGAATACACGTTATCATTACATGGATAAAAAAGATAAAGCTATTGATCCTGATACAAGACGAGTAAAAGTTGGTGTTTCCAGTGAAGAACCAGTTGAAAGATCATTTGGATTAGAGGTCATTGATCATACTAAAGAAAGTATGAGTTTGGACTTCTTAAACAGTGGACGCGCACCTTTATTGCTTGACCATGACATGGAAAAGCAAATCGGTGTAGTCGAAAGGGTTGAACTTGATGAAGATGCGCGGCGTCTACGCGCAGAGGTACGCTTTGGAAAAAGTGGACTAGCTTCAGAAGTGTTCGATGATGTTACTGATGGCATCAGACAAAACATCAGTGTAGGTTATCGTATCGATGGCCGAATAAATCGTGATGACGATCCGGAGGACTATTATCGGGTTGCCACCACACCTATGGAAATCAGTATCGTTTCAGTTCCGGCAGATCAGTCAAATCTGGTGGGTGTTGGCCGATCTGTTCCGGCAAAACCTAAAACTCAACCATCTATGGAGGATGTAACTATGACTGAAGAAGTCAAAAATGACATCAATCTGGATGCTGTTAAAGCTGAAGCAGTGAAGGCAGCAAGAAAGAATGATGCAGAAATCCTACAAATCGCAGCAAAGCACAATAAACGCGATTTAGGAAATGAAGCGATTGCAAGCGGCATGAGCGTGGATACCTTTCGCGGTCAGTTGCTAGAAGCAATCGGTGATAAACCACTAGACGTTGCTCCGGCATCTGTTGACGTACCTGTTAAGGAAAAGCGTCAATATTCACTTGGCCGTATGGTTCAAGCACAAGTGACCGGTGACTGGCGCAAAGCCGGTTATGAGCGCGAAATAAATGACGAGATCGCTAAAAACGTTGGACGCGATGCAGAAGGAATATATGTTCCAGATTTTGCATGGCAGAAGCGTGGTCCGTTATCAACAGCGGCAACAGGCGGTTCAGGTTCAGAAGTTGTATTTGATGACTTCGTACCAACTGCACATCGTGGCGATATGTTCATTGAAGCACTTAGAGCGCAACAAGTTCTTAGCGGTCTTGGCACAACATACATGAACGGACTAACAGGCCGGATCAAGATGCCGAAAATGGCAACTGGTGCTAATGCCGGATTTGTTGAAGAACTAGCAGATGTTAGTGATGGAGCCGGTACAGATGGCGGTGTTACATTGCAGCCAAGAACAATGGGTGCATTTGTTGACTTGTCACGTTTGTTGATGATGGAGAGCGTTCCGGCGATTGAACAGGTTATCCGTGATGACTTGCTTCGTTCAGCGGCAGACAGAACTGAGTTCCATGCGATTAATGGTTCTGGTTCATCAGGGCAGCCGACAGGTATCTTGAACACATCAGGCGTCAATGATCTTGATATTTCAGCGAATACTGATGTTGCTGCGTTAACATGGGCTGACTTAGTTGGTCTTGTGAAACTGGTTGAAGAAGATAACGGTGTTGTGAATGGCAACGCTCTTGGCTTCTTAACACACCCATCTGTAAAAGCGAAAATGGCACAAACTGTCAGAGTTGCGTCAACAGATAGTGTGATGTTGTTGAACGATCCTTGGAACCAGATTTATGGTTATCCGGCTGCATTTAGCTCGAACGTGCCAACAACACTTGATCCAGGTGATGGCGGCAGTGACGCGGCAGCAATGATTTTCGGTGATTTCTCACAGTTAATTATCGCATCGTTTGGCGCACCTTCAATCATGGTTGATCCATTTACCGGTTCCAAAGCAGGAACAGTAAGAATGGTTCTTCATGCAGAACTAGACGTTGGTGTTAGAAACGCTGTTAGTTTCGCAATTACAAACGAAATTGATCACTCTTAATAAGTTAATCGGTGGGGCAGAAATGCCCCATCATCCTTAAAAGGAAGGTAATATTATGAAAGTTAAGATTATTCAGAAATGTTTCACTGGACACGGTGGAAACATGATGGCCGGTGAAGAACATGACTTGCCAGATAGAACAGCCGAAAAACTAATCAAACGCGGTTACGCTGAAGCAGCGACAGCCGACAAGCCAAAAGCAAAAACGGCTAAGAAATCCACTAGATCAGTAGGATTAAAGAAGTCAGAAGAAAAGCTAGAAACACCAGAAAGCGGTGACTGATGGCAATAGGTTTTGCAAATGATCTGCTTTCATTGTTTGCGGTTGAAGATTTTGCTACTACAGCAACTTATCAATCGGCTGATCTCCTCGGCATATTTGACAATGAAACAGTGCCTATGGATGCCGGTGGAACTGCACAAGTCCACCAAGAGCAACCGCGTTTCACTTGCAGAACCACAGATATTTCTAGCATTGCATCAGGGCAAACATTAGTTGTGAACTCAACAACTTATAAAGTAGTCGCTTGGATCGATGACGGAACTGGCGTGACAACCATTCAGCTAGAGAAACAATAGATGGCGCACGTTAGACAACAAATAAGAGATGCAGTAGCTACAAGACTTACATCACAAGTCGGCTTAGTTAGCAGTCGCGTCTTTACGACTAGGGTGCATCCGTTGAATGAGGCATTGTTACCGGCAATCAGTGTTTATACTGGAAGCGAAAGCAGTGAACGGTATTCATCCGGAGTAACAGACATAAATCGTGAATTGTCTTTGGAGATTGATTTATACGTTCGGGAGACAAGCACTTTCGATGATGATTGCGATGCAATAGCGGTGCAAGTTGAAGAAGCAATGGCCGGTGATTTTACTATTGGTGGACTTGCCAAAAGTTCGGTGCTAACTTCAACGGAAATTCAGTTTGATGGGGAAGCCGATCAAATTTTAGGTGTAGCGAAGCTGACTTATCAGGTCAAATATGTTACAGCTCTGAATGATGTAGAAACAGCCAAGTAAGGAGTTTTTCAAATGGCTACACATTTTGGATCAGATGGCGCAGTTAAGCTAGTTACTACAACCGGCACCCCTGCACAAGTTGGTGAATTGTTAAGTTGGACAGTCACCATGACCACAGACGCGGTGGACACTACAAGTATGGGTGACACAACGCGAACATTCACAAAAGGACTTTCAGCCGGTACTGGCTCTTTGTCACTTTACTTAGACCCAGATAGCGCGGTCCAACAGGATATAGTGCAAGGTGACAGTCTTGATTGTGAATTTTTTATGGAAGGAACAGACAGCGGTGACACGAAATATAGTGGCACTTTTATCGTAACTTCTGTTGAGCGTGGCACAACTTTGGATGGTATTGCGACACTGAATGCAGAGCTACAGCTTACCGGCGCATTAGCGATTGGAACGGTCTAATCAAATGTCATTAGCTGAAAAAATAGCGGCAAAGAGGGCAGAAAAAGAACTTGGTTCTTTCGAAGTAGAAGAATGGGGCGAAGAAGATAAACCCTTAGTCCTGTTCTTCACTGATGTCGCAGCAAGGGATATGTCCAAGATACAAAAGAAGCATAAAGACTTCATCAATAATCCGACTATGGATGCAATGGTTGATATGATCATATTGAAAGCAATGACCAAAGAAGGTGAAAAGGCTTTCGATGTGGGTGATAAGTTTATTTTGATGGGTGAACCGTTAAATGTTATTGCAAAGGTTTTTGGTGCGATATTTGAAACCGTATCAGTCGAGGAACAGGAAAAAAACTAAGGAGCGATCCATTCCGTTATAATTTGGTGGCATTGGCTGAATTATTACACAAGACGATTGAAGAAATAGAAGATATAAGCGTTTCGGAATATTATGAATGGATCGCGTACTTTAATATAAAACAGGAGCAGGAAAAAGATGGCAGTTGAGAAGCTCACGTTTGAAATGAACGCTGTCGGCAATGCCGTTCCTGAAATGAAGAAAGTCCAAACGCAGCTTGGCAATGTTAGCAAGTCGATGCGAAATGCAACGGTTGCCATACACCAACAAAGAGCCGCAGGGAGCGTATTAGCTAGGTCAAATCGCAGCTTAGTCAATGGTCTAGGCATGGCATCACTACAGTTTCAGGATATTGCTGTTCAAGCGTCAATGGGTACAAATGCATTGCGTATTATGACAATGCAAGGTCCACAGTTGGCATCGGTATTCGGTCCAAAAGGTATGATTATCGGTGCTTTAGTTGCTGTTGGTGGTGCATTAATGATGCTCCGTAAAAACACAACTAAGCTGACGTTTGACTTCAAGGGTTTTGGTGCAGAAATGAAAACTGCATTTGCTCCGTTTATTGACTTTATCCGTCCGGCTGTTGATTTGGTCAAAAAGGGATTTGATCTATTAAAGACAGGTGCAATGGCGGCAATCAATGGGATTGTGAACGGAGTTAACTTCTTTGCAACGATCATAAGCAATGTTCCGGCGATAGTCCGTGAAGCATTTGACAATATGGGATCAAGGATTGAACACTTTAAGCTAAACTTTGAATTTATGACTTTGACGGTCAAAAAAGTATTCTTCCAAATGCTTGAAGGTGTAGTTTCTAGGTTTAGCAGATCAATGAATTTTCTAAGTACGGAACTTAATAAGTTCGGTGCAAATTTCCCTGAAGATATTGGAAAAGGAGCGTTGGAAGGATTAAGCGACAGCCTTGATGACATAAATCACAGATTAAAAGCTATCCCGATGGATATGTTCATTAATCGTTTAGACTTTGAAGAACCAAATCAAGCCATTGCAAACATGAGAAATGAATTAGAGAACATACAAAAAATAGATTTGTTCTCCTTCTTCTCAAGAGTTAGCAAAGGTGCGGAAGATGCAGCCGATAAGATGAAAAGCATCACAACGGTTGCGGATATGATCGGCAGCAAGTTTGAGACTGCATTCATGTCGGCTGTCAAAGGTACGGCATCAATAAAGGACGCATTCCGTCAAATGGCGATTGACATTATTGGTGAACTATATCGCATCTTTGTGGTGAAGCAGATAACCGGTTTTATAACTCGATCTATTACGGCAGCTTTCCCAACTTTCGGAAGCATTCCGGCCAGAGCAAACGGTGGTCCGGTAAACGCAAACAGTCCTTACATGGTTGGTGAGCGCGGTCCAGAACTATTTGTTCCGGCTCGATCAGGTTCAATTATGCCAAACAGTTCAATAAAGTCTGGTGGTGATGTTGTCGTGCAGCAAACCATCAACGTGACTACTGGCGTTCAACAGACTGTCAGGAACGAAATACAAACATTGCTTCCACAGATTGCCGAAGCTAGTAAGGCGGCTGTCTTGGATGCTCGAAGAAGGGGTGGCAGTTTTGCCAATGCGTTCTAATGGCTATTACTTATCCTTTAGCATCACCAACACACGTTAAACCATCCAACATTACGTTCAGGGCGGTCAATACGGTTGGAATGAGTATGTCACCTTTTACTTATCAACAACAATTAGTGGCTCATGCAGGACAGCGGTTTGAATGTGATGTGACGCTTCCGGCAATGTCGAGAGCCGATGCAGAAATATGGGTGGCTTTCTTGGTAAGTTTGCGCGGAAGGTTTGGCACATTTACCCTTGGCGATCCAGTTGGTGCTTCTCCAAGAGGTTCAGCCGGTGGCACACCATTGGTCAACGGAGCAAGTCAGACAGGTGGCACATTAAACATTGATGGTTGCACGGCTTCACAGACCGGATGGCTTAAGGCAGGGGATTATATCCAGTTGGGAACAGCCGGAAGTGCAACACTTCATAAAGTGCTTGCTGATGCTGATAGTAACGGATCAGGCGAAGTATCACTGGACATCTGGCCATACATAAGAACGGCTCCGGCCAATGACGCAAGTGTTGTTGTAACTAATACAGTTGGACGCTTTCGATTAGCAAGCAATGAACAGAACTGGAATATAAACGAGGCGTCAATATATGGGATTACTTTTGGCGGTGTTGAGGCAATCTGATGGCCAGGTCAAATATATCAAACATTCTTAGCAAGTTAGATGATGCTGAAGTTTCTCCATTTTATGCTGTAGAGATATTTTTTTCTACTGAAACAGTTCGTGTTTGGACAGGGTTCGGAGATATTACAGTAAATTCTACTGGTGGCAGTCAATCATATAGCGGTGTCGGAGAGATTTTATCAATATCAGATGTAGGTGAAAGTCAGGATATAAGTGCAAAAGGGGTCAATCTAACCTTGAGTGGCATTCCGTCAAATTTATTAGTACACGCTTTAAGCACACCTTATCAGGGTAGACTTTGCAATATTCATTTAGGTTTTATAGATTGGTCAAGCCCTGCAAATCAATCAGGAATATTAGTTTTCACTGGCTACATGGACACTATGGCGATTGATGAAGGGCCAGAAACATCAACTATAACGACATCTATTGAAAGCAGATTGATAGATTTAGAACGGCCTAGAAACCGCAGATATACCTCTGAAAGTCAGAAGCAAAGGAATACTTCAGCTTTGCCATCAAACACAACAGGCGATCTTGCTTTTGATTTTGTCGAAAGCCTACAAAACCAGAGATTGCAATGGGGTGGCGGTGGCTAATGCGTGTTCCAAATTGGGATATTAAGTTAGCTGAATATGTGAACAGCTTGCAAGATTATCCTTTTGTTTGGGGCGAACATGATTGTCTGACTTTTGTAAACAAGTGTGCAGAAGTAATTAGAGGTCAAAGTTTTGCAGATGATTGGATTGGTGATTATACAACTGCGACAGGTGCATTTAGGAAATATAGAAAATTATTATACACTCAAGAATATGACACAGTAATTGACATGCTCGATGATAGATTAGAACGATTTACCGGAAGATTTCCACCAAGAGGTTCGATAGTTGGACGGCCAGTTGATCAGACTATCGGAATAATGCCTATTTTACTTGGAGTAGTTACAAGTGATTTAGCGGCTTTCTTGGGAAGCGATGGCATGGTATTCTCTATAATAGATGAGAATGATTTGTTTTGGAGCGTTGACTAATGGTTCAGATATTTATTGCAGCGGCAGGGGCGATATTGGGAACAGCCGCCGGAACTATAGGCGCAACTGCAATTCTGGGAACCACTATTGCAACGGTTGCAGGATATGCAGCTTACACGGCTGTCACTGCTTATGCTATCAATGCACTGCAAAAGAAAAGTTTGGCAAAGGCTAGGTCTGCGGCGGCATCAGTTGCAGCCGCACAAAAGGGGTATGGAACAAATGTCAACGCTGTCGCTCCTGCCTCGGATCATGCAATTATATACGGTGAACAGCGTGTGGGTGGCGTTGTGTTTTATCGCTCTATTACAGACGATCAGAAGTTTTTGCATACATTGATTGCACTTGCAGGACATGAATGTAATGCGATTGGCACAGTATTTGCCGATAATGTTGCGCTGACTTTAGACGGAAATGGTTTTGTCACTAATGATGCTTTCCAGATCAAAGATGCAGATGGGGCTGTTGTTAATTCTGCGCTACGAATAAACAAGCATTTAGGCGATAATAATCAGGCTGCCGATGCTGATTTAGTAGCAGAAGATAGCGCATGGACAACTGCACATCAGGCAAAAAATATTGCATATATTTATATCAGGGCTGAATTTGATACGAGTGTATTCCCTCAAGGATTGCCAGTATTCAGCGCGATTGTGCAAGGTAGAAAAATCAACGATCCAAGAAATACAAATCAGGCAGAATTCACATCAAATGCTGCACTTTGTTTAATGGATTACTTAGAGAGTGATTTTGGTCTTGGTGTAGATGGAACAGAAATAAACAGAACCATATTTGCCGCAGCCGCTAATGTTTGTGATGAAAATGTGGCGTTATCGGCAGGAGGCACAGAAAAGCGATACACAGTTAACGGATCGTTTGTCACTTCTTTACCACCTGATGATGTTATTACTGATTTGACTGCATCGATGGCAGGAACAATATTTTACACTCAAGGCCAATGGGGTGTAAAAGCAGGAGAATTTACGTCATCTGTTTTGGCACTTACTGAGGACGATTTAAGGAGCAACTTACAAATAAATACTCGGCACAGTCGCAGGGATAATTTTAATTCTGTTACTGGTATGTTTTCAGGGCCAGAAACAGATTATCAGCCGACAGACTTTCCGCAACTTGTTTCTGATACTTTCGAAACGATAGATGGCGGCGAAAGAGTGGTTCAAGACATTCCATTGCCGTTTACATCAACATCAACGATGGCACAAAGAATTGCAAAGATTGCGCTGTTTAAGAATAGAGAACAGCTAACAATATCTGGCACGTTTGGATTGAGAGCCTTACAGCTTCAAATCGGTGATGTTGTTAGTGTGACAAATACAAGGCTTGGGTTTAGTAGCAAAACATTTGAAGTTGCAGATTGGCGGTTTGGAATAAGTCAAGATAAAGCACTAGAAGTCACCATGACTTTGCGTGAAATAAGTTCAGCCGTTTATGATTGGAATGCAGAAGAAATATCCTTTGAACTAAACTCGACAACTCTCCCAAGTGCAACCGATCTCCCAACTGTTGGGCTTGGCGTTGACTTTGATCTGCGTATAGTTAACCAAGCAGCGGTCGGTGTTCTTATAATAGAAGTAACTTCAAACGAGCCGTATGCAGTTGAATTTGAGGCTCAATACAAAAGAACAAGTGACACTAATTTTATTTCTGTTGGCAAGCAAAGAAACGGATTATTCGAGGTAAATGGTTTAGGCGATGATAATTATGATGTCAGGGCAAGAGCGTTTAATGCTTTTGGCGCAGCAGGGCCGTTTACCTCAACAGCAGGACAGCAACTATCAGCCTTTGCAAGTCCACCAGATAACGTAACAAACTTTACTGGTAATGTAACAGGAAACGCGTTGAATTTGTCTTGGACACCAGTAGGCAATTTAGATTTATCACATTATAAGGTTCGCTATTCATCAGAAACATCCGGAGCAAGTTATCAAAACGCAGTTGATATAGTTGATAAGATTTCCAGACCTGGAAACACGGCAGTCGTTCCTGCAAAGACAGGCACTTACTTTATTAAGGCTATTGATAAGATTGGCGGTGTTTCAGCGGCGGCTGCAAGTTTTGTTGTGCTAGTCGATCCTAATAATGTCGAGAACTTCAACGCTATTCAGACAATACAAGAAGATCCTGTCTTTGCAGGGGCTAGAACGAATGTCGTGGTGCTAGAGGACAGTGAAGGTGATTATCTGGCTTTGGATACCGTAGATCAATTTGATAGCGGTGCAGGAAACTTTGATGATGCTCTTGGTTTATTCGATGGGTTTTCTGGCACAGTTGCGTCTGGTATATATGATTTTAATACAACGGTTGATTTCGGTGAAGTATATACAAGCCGAATATATCCTAAATTTAAAGTAGATTTTTTAGATTATGTTAATGATTTCGACAGTGCCACTGGCAACTTTGATGCTCGTCTTGGAGACTTTGACGGAGATCCTGCCCAATTTGATGTAACTTCAGCAAGGTTTGAATTGCGTCACACTAATGATGATCCATCAGGTTCACCAACTTATACAGCGTTTCAGCCGTTCATCGTTGCAGATATAACAGCCAGAGCAATGCAGTTTCGTTGCATATTAGAATGCACGAATGGCGCGGCTTCTCCTGCTATTAGAGAACTAAGGGCAGAAATAGATATGCCAGAGCGAACGCAATCAGAAGTTGACATTACTTTCACTGGCACAAAAAGCGTGACTTTCCCGACTAAGTTCAAGGGTGTTCCTGCTATTGGATTGTCGTTGGCGAACTTGGCAGATGGTGAGAGATATGTTATTACGAACAAAACCAGAGCAGGATTTGATATAGAAGTTTTTTCTGGTAGTAGTACAAGTACAAACTCAGTTACACTTGACTATGTGGCTAAAGGATTTGGTAAGGAGATCGTTTAAATGGCACAACATGATATGAATATAGCTAATCAGGGATTTCCTGCGACAAGGGCTGATATAAATAATGCTTTGCAAGCAATCGCAACAAATAATTCTGGAACGTCTGCACCAAGTACAACTTTTGCAAATCAATGGTTTTATGATACTACAAATAATAAATTGTTCATAAGAAATGAAGCGAATAACGCTTTTATACAAGTTGCAGTTTTAGATCAAACCGCGAACGAATGGCAAATTACCACAGGTCAGATTTCTGCGTCTGATGGTGACGGGCTTGTATTTAAAACAGATGATGGCACAACAAGAGTAACGTTATCAGATGGTGGCGATGTAACTTTTGCGGCAGGAACAGATGTTCTTACAGCTACCGCAGGAACGGATAACGTCAGGATTGGTGAAAACGCAGGTGATAGTATTGCGTCAGGTGGAAATAATAATGTCGTCATAGGTAAAGATGCAGGAACGGCAATCAGTACGGGTGATGACAATACGGCCGTAGGTCATCAAGCAGGAGGTGCAATTAACACAGGAGTAAAAAATACTTTAGTAGGTGCTTTATCAGGTGATGCTCTTACAGATGGTGATAATAATGTTGCTGTAGGATACACTGCTTTAGGACAAGAAACACGGGGTGACAGAAACGTTGCAGTTGGTGCATTTGCACTTCAATCATCTAATACAACTTCAGATACAGATATTTATAATACTGCTGTTGGTTACAATGCAGGCGGGACAATCAGTACAGCCATACAAAACACTTTTGTCGGTGGGCTATGTGGAGATGCACTTAATACAAACGGTGGTGATAATGTTGCAATGGGATATCAAGCATTAAGTGCAGAAGCTCAATCTTCGAGGAACACGGCGATCGGACGAGGTGCCTTGGCAACTCAAAATACTAATACTAACGCCAACACTTATAACACTGCTCTTGGAGCAGTGGCAGGATTTAATCTTACGACAGGAACTTACAATACTTTTGTTGGGCCACAAGCAGGGTTTAATATTACATCTGGCTCTAACAATACAATCGTTGGTCAGTTTGATGGTAACAATCACAGTTTAGATATCCGCACCTCAAGCAACAACATCGTGCTGTCGGATGGGTCTGGTCAGCCTAGGGTTTATGTTACTTCTAATGGTTGTCTAATAAGTGGAGGCGCTACGGGAGGTTATGACCCATCTCCTTATGTAAGTTTGGAAGGTTTTTTTGTAGCACTAAATGATGATTCTCGTATTGCTGCTAATTTTGGAGCAGTCTCTACTTCTAGTAGAACAATTGTACAAATTTGTAATCCAAATGGCGTTGTCGGAAGCATATCAGCAAGTGGTTCATCAACTGCGTTTAACACATCTTCAGATTACCGCCTAAAGGAAAACGTAGTTGAACTTACAAATGCAACAACACGTCTTAAGCAACTAGAACCCAAACGGTTCAACTTCATTGCAGATGCAGACACCACAGTAGATGGATTCCTTGCTCACCAAGCACAAACAGTAGTTCCAGAAGCAGTCACAGGAACTAAGGATGGAGTGGATAAAGATGGCAACCCAGAATACCAAGGTATTGACCAAAGCAAGCTAGTGCCACTCTTGGTCGCTACAATCAAAGAATTAGAAACACGAATCACTGCCCTAGAAAACGCATAATGTTAGACAGAAAAGGATAATTAGATGACTGACACACCAACTTCTGAACAAATCGCAGAACATTATGATGCAATGGGTAAATCTGTTGAATTAATAAATGATATTGTTGCAGGAAACCAAGACGATAAAGATGCAGAAGAAAGACAGGATATTGTTGATCGTAATGTTAGGCACTTAGAACTCACTATTGCTAGAGATTTCTGGACTGATGAAAATATGACCGCAGTAAATTCAGCTATTAGTTCGGGCAAAGGTTACACGGCTAAATAATGAACAAACGCAGCGCAGCATCAGCCCATGAACGCATAGACGGCTTAGAGAAGCAATTAGTTGCGCTGCAAACTACTGTCGATATTCAAATGCGTGATTTATTCAATAGGGTAAAACGATTAGAATATATTTACCTGGCCACATCCGGATTTATTATTGCCTTGTTGCTCCGGATGACTTTGATGGGGTGATTGGATGTCGGATAAATTGCCAAAGGTATCAATAGCGGTTGTGGGGGTAGTGATCGCTCAAATCGGAGGTTTCATCTGGTGGACTGCCCAACAAGCAAGCACGATTGAAAGCCTTGGTGAAGAACTGGAAGTTTTGTCTATCCAGAACAATCAAGCCGACCGCACCAATTTGATCAGAGATGTTGAAGAAAATACAGAACAAATAGATGAAATTATAGAATATATAATTGAAGTTGAAGAAGATGGCGGCGAAACTATTGATGAAATCTATCGCACGTTTGATGAATTGGAGGAAGTGATTTATGAAGATATTGACGGAATGCTTCTTCAGTTCAATCAGATCGTCAAATTGCAAGCTAGAGTTAAGACCCTCGAAAATACGTTAGAATATCTTACAAGACGTCCGATCAATTCTGATGGGAGATAAAAAATCGATCCTGTTAGTTTATTATCTTCAATCAAATTAGGATTGACGGCCGGTAAGTCACTCCATTCTATGGGCAAGCAAATCGGTCAATTCTTTGACGCTACTGATGCAGCCAAGAAAACACTCCAGAAAAAAGGTGTGTCTGGTAAGAGTGCTTCGGAAACAGCTTTTGACAGGTGGGCAAAGCTGAGAAACGCGGCAGAAAGTGAAGAAGAATTAAAGGAGTGGATTACGCAACGTTATGGCCGCAGCAAATACTTGGAACTGCTAAAAATAAGGCGCGAAGTCTTGGCAGAAAAAAGGGAAGCTGAAGCGCAAGCCAGACGCGATGCAATCCAAAGACAAGAGTTAATGATAACAATAGTCGGCATTATTGTTTTGCTGATCTTCACATTCGTTGGAGCAACGGCTTATTTGCATTATATGGGTTGGCTCGATGTCAGGGATTATTTCAGATGATTTACGTTCTTATATTCTTACACTTTGTTAATACTGATCATCTGAAATATTATCAGATAAAATCGTTCAGCGATGTGGAGGCTTGTGAACTAGAACGCGAGAAAAGCAGGGTATTAATTATGCACTCAAGTCAAGAAGTGGTTTGCCTTGAAATTGTTGCAGATTAAGCGTGGCGTCTATGCCGTATATACAGATGATTTAAAAAGGGTTATTATAATCACAACCAATTTAAGCATAGCAAGGAGATATTGTTATGACAGAGTTTGATAAACTAGACACTGACAAAGATGGATCATTGTCTAAGGATGAATTTGCTAAATTAGACGTACTCAATAAACGATTAACCATTCAAGATGCAGACGCCAAACGTAACCTGGAGCGCAAGCTAGTTACCATGTCAGCCTTGGGTTTAGTGTTATATCCATTCATAATCCTGTTAGCTTCCGTGTTGGGTTTCGATACAGCGGCAAGTTTAATTACAGATATAGCAAGCGTTTATGTAGTGGCTGCATCCGGTACGGTTGTCGGATACATGGGTGTAAACGCAATCAGGGAGAAAAATCAGTGAAGATGGAGGCTAAAAAATGAGCATCGTCAATAGTCTTATAGGACCAGTTTCAGGGCTACTGGATAAAGTCATTGAGGACAAAGATCAAAAAGCGGCACTCGCGCACGAAATCGCAACGATGTCGGAAAAACACGCAAACGCTGTCCAAATGGCACAGATCAGCGTTAATGCGGCAGAAGCGGCTTCTGGAAGTCTGTTTAAAGGTGGGTGGCGTCCTTGCGTTGGTTGGGTCTGTGCTATTGCTTTTTTCTATCACTTTGTTGGTCAGCCTATTATCATTTTTATCGTTGCCTTAACCGGTGCAGAAATACCTGATTTGCCTGAATTTGATATGGCAACGCTCTTAACCGTTCTCGGTGGAATGCTAGGAATTGGATCGCTCAGAACCTACGAGAAGAAACAGGGGATAACCAAATGAGTACAGCAATGAAACTACTTCAATCCAAGTGTGGCGCGGTTGCAGATGGCGCATTTGGCCGTAATAGTGCTAAAGCAATCTGCAAACATTATGACCTGTCAGCCAAGAGAGGAGCGCACATACTTGGCCAAGCAAGCCATGAAAGCGGTGGATTTAAGCGAACCAAGGAAAGTTTATATTATAGCACTCCTGAAAGAATACAGTCAGTTTGGCCATCCAGGTTCGCTACAGTCGATGATGCGAAACCATTCGCAAAGAACCCTGAAGCGTTGGCAGCCAAGGTATATAAGCGAAAGTCTCTTGGCAATCTTTCGGAACAGGATGCCATCGACTACATTGGCAGGGGTTTCATTCAGTTGACCGGCAAAGGAGGGTATAGATCATTTGCGTCCGATATGCGTATTCCGGAAATCATGGAGAACCCTTCTTTGGTGGAAACTGAATATGCTTTCGAAAGTGCTTTATGGTTCTTTCGCAAGAACAATCTAATGTCTATTGCAGATCAAGGTGTAGATGATGAGACTATTAAAACGATTAGCAGAAAAGTTAACGGCGGTTATCACGGCCTAGCACACCGGCAAGAGGAAACCAAAAAGATTTATGGTTGGTTGACCGAGTAATTCACCAAGGTCTTAGTTTGGGTTTAACTAATTTGGACACAACATCACTGATGTCACAATAACCTTCTTCACCATTTACCTGATCATAAATCGTGCCGGTTTCAAGCAAGACATCCCAACATTCTGCTTCACTTGGAAACCATACGCTAAACTGCATTGAATGTTCAGCTATTGAATAAACGATGGTCAATAATGTGTAATATTCCATTTCACTGCTCTTTTCGATATGTTATCATTCTGTCAGGGGTAGGCATATTTATTCGCTAAGTTTATTGAGGCAAAACTGTTCTCCCAGACAGGTCATGCCTACCTCACGATTTATTTTTCCCTCTTTCCGTTATTCTTATGCAGTTTAAATTTATTCTCGGCTGATATGTTTTTTGTATTGCCATGCAAAGTTTTTCTTACTTTGTCTTTGTCTAGTTGTGCCGACAAGTTCATTAATTTAAGTGCTTCACTTTTGGTTGCCTTACGGCCAAATGTATCTTCAAACTGTTTCAATAAATTCATACGTTATATCCTTCATTTCTAAGCCGTGTGATAAGGGTTTCTAGTCCTTGCTTTGCCACACTGTATTCAACTTTTACATCTATTGTGGCGTCCTTAGAATGAACCTCTTGACCTAATCTATCTACTGTTTGAATTAGTGTCTGTCTGATCTCCCGATCTCTTGGTGAAATATCCATCTGCTTTCTCCTCACAATTTGGGCATGATATTAATCTTACCTCAACTTTAGCAAAGTGCGGCATAAAAAATATCGGGTAAATTGTCTTTACCTCTATCTTGCCCGATCCATTACATCTTTTGCAGATCATTGAACTACAAAAAAGCTGTCAATGTTGGTTGCAATAATAGTCATAAATATGATCGCTATAATGAAAATAATGATGTCCTGTTTATCAAGCATTCTATTTCCCTTTTCTTCTGTCATTTAGTTCAGCAATCAATTCATCAATCTTGCTGTCTAGTTCTGCAATAGATGCCGCATCTTCTGTCGGATGCTCTTGCATTTGCTTGGTGTGTTCTTTGGCCATCAGTAAACATCTTCTGGCTTGGTCAATCTGAAACACATACTGATTATTTATGTATTCGTAATTCATGCTGTGTGTTCCACAATCTGATAATTACCTTCGTGATATTCACCTTCAGCCCAATCAAATAAATGACCTTCTAGTTCTGCAAGATTGTCGCTTGCATACTCACTGCGATCCACACCCAAATGATATTTCTTGCCACCCCAACTTGGATGATCATTTTTAGTTACTTTTCGGATGTGCAGAAAGTGATCAAGCCAATCATCTGCTTCTGGCTTCTCTTGACCTTCCGTAAGATAAACATAACCAGAAACTCTATTGTCATCCATGTCTAGTAAATCTTCAACGAATAATCTTCTAAATGTTACTTGGTCTGTCATTTTATTTTCCTTTGCTGTTTTCTTAATAAGAATATAATCCTATAAACATCCTATTGCAAGAGGTAATGTTAAAAAAATACTATTGTCATCCCAAATAAATCCGTTTAGCGTCCTATGCAAAACAAAGGAGACTAAATGAAGAAAGAAAGCAGGGTGGTAATGTCAGAAGCACAACACGCAGTTCTGACACTTGCCGCCAATAATTCAGGAATGCCATTGGCAACATATCTTAGGGTTTGCGCTCTAAATGATGCTAACAAACAGGGCATTCAGCTTCAACAGCTAAAGCCGGAGGATATTGACGGCGATGGCTAACAGTAGGAACAAGGGTGCGAAATGGGAACGTGACCTGGCTAAATTGTTATTCTTAGAATTGGGTATCAATTTCACCAGAAACTTAGAACAATATAGAACCGCACAAGGCGGCGATCTAATCCCAGATAACGAGCGATTTCCCTTTTCCATTGAAGCTAAACACTATGCAAATGGACGCGGCTGCAAATCAGAATGGTGGGCGCAATCCGAAAAAGCGGCAATAGCTGCAAACAGAATGCCATGTGTCATCTATAAATATGATCGCTACCCTCCAAGGGCAGTTGTCAGTTTGGAAGCCATTGCAAAGATATATGGTAAGCAAGACGATGGCGAAATATTGGTGGAACTATCGATTGAAGGGTTTTGCTATTTAGTAAGGGAAATAATGAATATTGAATGTTGATTCTGCAATGAAAATGATTGGATTTAATTTGCGTGGAGATAGGCAAAAAGATGATTATTATGCAACTCCTCCGGAAGCTGTTGATGCTCTCTTATCGGTTGAAAACTTTGAAGGAAATATTTTTGAACCTTGTTGCGGAGAAGGTCATATAAGTAAACGATTAATAGAACACGGTTACAGCGTGGAAAGTTCTGATTTAGTTGATCGTGGTTTCGGTACGCCAAGAAGAGACTTTTTATTTGAGAGAGAGAAAAGAGATAATATTATAACAAATCCACCATATGCAAAAATGGCTTTGCTTATGGCTGAACATTCACAAAAAATAGCAAGATACAAAACAGCCTTTTTGTTAAAGATCACATTTCTTGAGGGAGTAGCAAGAGCTAAATTCTTTCAACATCATCCACCAAAAAGAATTTGGGTATTTTCTAAAAGAATGTCTTTGTTAAAAGACGGTCAGTCTTACAAGGGTGGCATGATGTGTTTAGCTTGGTTTGTTTGGGAAACAGGATCAGAAACACAGCCACAAATAGGTTGGATATAAAATGAGAGGTAAACAATGATCAAAGATAATCTATCAAATGCCGACTATCATGCATCGGATGGCATAAGTTCATCAGACGTTAAGACAGTACTGTTGGAAAGCGTTTGGCATTGGCATCACAAGGTTCACAAGTCAAGTCCGGCAATGGATATTGGAACAGCCGTGCATGACATTAGGCTAGAAGGTGGCAAAAATATAATTAGAGGACCGGAAACCAGACGCGGCAATGCTTGGAAAGAAGCCTTGACCGAGGCAGACTTCACCAAGAAACTTTTGCTGACTGAAGGTGATTATGACAAGTCGCAAGCGATTGCAGCAACATTGCTAGAAGATGACGTTTGCAAAAAGACATTGGAAGCACCCAACGCAAAGATCGAGCATAGTATATTTGTGGATTGTCCAGAGACAGGTCTAAAGTTGCGATGCCGTCCGGATTTGTATGATCCTGACAAAAAAGCGATGGCAGATATTAAATGCACTGTTGATCCATCACCTCAAGGCTTTGTCAGACAGTGCTATAAATATCGTTACGATGCTCAAGCATTTTTCTATACTTATGTTGCACAACTGGCCGGATGGGAAGTCACACACTTTGCATTCTTGGCAGCCGGTAACACAGAACCCTACATTTCGCATATGCACGTTATGTCGATGGATGCCATGCAGTTGGCCAAAAACGATGTGATGAGGGCATTGAAAGAAATTGCTGAAGCAAAGCAAACCGACACTTATACAACCGGTTGGGAACGCTTCACAATGCTAAATCCACCCAAATGGATGGCAGATAACCTAGACTTTGATAAAGGAGAATAAATCAATGGCAAACCCTAATTTCAAGAAATTCATGCTGCATGATAAGCAGTTGCAGTATCCTAAACTGGATCAGACCTACAAATGGGATAACCAGAAAGAAACATCTGAACCGTGCATTCAAACTGCAAATCAGGCATCTTGGTCATGCGGCTTTATGGTGTCATCAGAAGAAGCTCAAAAGCTATGGAAGGAATTGCAAGCGCATTTTAACGAGCGTAAAGCGTCTGATCCTTCCATTGGCACATTCCAAAATGTATTTGGCATGAAGAAGCGTGATGATGGCACAGTTGTATTTTCAGCCAAAAGGAACGGCACTAAGGCAGACGGCACGTTAAACGAGGCTCCGAAGGTGCTGGACGGAAACCTGAATGATCTTGCAGATAAAAGGATTTGGAGTGGATCAGTCGGCACCTTAAGAGTTCTGGCTTATCCAAGCAAAAACCCAAGGGATAATACAACAGGGATCAGCTTATTGTTGGACACTGTTCAAGTCACAAAAGCCGTTTACAGAACTGATGATGACTTTGAAAAGAAGCATATGGAAGTCGAAGGTCAACCGGATGCAAATAGTGTTGAGGCTGATTTTAAGCCTGTTGGAGAGACTAAACCCGATCCGTTTGGTTTGCCGCCATCAAAGCAACCAGACGCAACTGGTGGGTCACTTGAGGCGGCGTCATCTACACCAACTCCAGATTTTGATGACGAAATCCCTTTTTAGCGTTATAGAAGAAAAAGGAGCCGCATAAAGGGGGGTGCGGCTCCAGTTCAATGACATACCAGTTAACGAGCAAGGTATAAGGGTTTATACGACATATGGATAATAAAAGCAAATACCCGACTATATATTGGGGTGAATACTCTGACAGCATAATAAATAAGTACAATTTAAAGCAAACGGTAAAGGGAGAATATCACGGAAGTTGTCCCGCTTGTGGCGGCACTGATCGGTTCTGGATCAAGGAACACCAAGGATTGGTGAAATGGTTTTGCCGACAATGTGATGATTTTAAGCAGATCAAAGAAGAAATGCAGCATGACGGCGTTCTCCCAACTGAACAGGAAGCAGAACGATGGGAACCGGTTGCAGTCAACGATCTATCCGATTTTAAGAAGATCGAGCCATATCATATAAGAAAAGGCATTGATCTTCATGGAGCCGTTCAGGTTGGATCGGATATTGTTGTTCCGATTGTGGACATCACTGGTAAGCGTGTGAACCAACAAACCATCACACCAGACGGCAAAAAAAAGTTCAAACAAGGCGCACCAGTTGAAGGGAACTTCTTTGTCGTTGGCGGTAAGTTAACCGGTGTTTGCTATTTGGCAGAAGGATTTGCGACAGCTTGCAGTGTAACGCAAAGCACCTCAAGACCGGCTGTATTTACTCTCAATAGCGGTAACTTGGTCAAGGTGGCGAAACTATTGCAAGAAGCTAGGCCAGAATGTCGGTTCATTGTGGCGGCTGACAACGATGAAGCCGGAATAAAGGCCGCAAAAGAAACAGGTTTGCCCTATCGTGCGCCAAGAGAAACCGGAGCCGATTGGAATGACATCATGCTTAAACACGGTAATTTAGCCGTGGAGAAAGAACTGAAGCGTGTCAGAATGCCCAAACCATTATTCATGCCTTTGGGTGAGTTGGATTTTAAGGCTCCTGAGTGGCTTATAGATGGACTGATAGAGACAAATACATTTGCGGTTTGCTTTGGTTCTCCGGCAGCCGGTAAAACATTTTTAGTCTTAGATATGGCTTTATCTATAGCAACCGGCCAAAAGTTCTTTGACCATGATGTTAAACAAGGTGCAGTCTTTTATATTGCCGGTGAAGGTCACAACGGTTTTGCTCGAAGGGCGGCAGCTTGGTCAAAGGATCGGCAAACAAGCTTGAAGGGTGTGCCATTCTTCAAGTCTAGCCGTGCCATCATTATGACTGAAGATAGCGGCGTGACAGAGTTGCTAGACACCATTGATGCGATGGTGCAGGAGCATGGAGAACCTCAGTTGATTGTTATTGATACATTAGCCAGGTCAATGGGCGCGGCTGATGAAAATAGCACCAAAGACATGGGGGCAATGATCAGAGCCGTTGATGACGTCCGTGATGCGTATGATTGCACTGTTCTGGCTGTTCACCACACCGGCCACAGTTCGGCAGCCAAGGATCGAGCTAGAGGATCGTCTGCATTGCTTGGCGCGGTTGATGCAGAATTTAAGGTGGAGAAATGGGGTGATGATGCTAACAATAAAGTCGAGGTAAAGTTTACCAAAATGAAGGATGCGATGACACCAGAACCAATGAACTTTCTGCACAGACAAGTTGAGATTATCGGATCAGACTTGCAGACATCCACTAGCATCGTCTTAGATATTTGTCAGGATAGCCGTCCAAAGTTTGCAGATAAAAGGCTCACTGGACACAAGAAAAGGTTTATGGATGCGTTCAATGAAGCTAGAGGAACAGATAGCCAAATACCCATCGAAAACGTCCGGACATTGTTCGAAAAATCACTTGTCCAAGTATCGGACTTAAAATCGGACAATTATGCCAGAACATTCCAACGGACATTTCAAGAGTGTCAGGACGCGGAGTTAATTTCTTCTGATGAAACAATGGTTTACGCAAAATCGGACAAATCGGACATTTAGCGGACAGTCCGGATTTTGTCCGGCGTCATTAACCGGACGGACAGGACAAAACCCTTTAGGGTTTGTCCGATTGTCCGAATGACAGGAAATGTCCAATGGACTTAGAAAGTAAATTGATGAAAATAGATTGTCTTTTGGAGTTAGATGGTTTCTTGAACCGGAGGGAAATATTTAACATATTCGATGATGCAGTGTTTCCAGAATGGACGGCAGATGAACGCAACATGATTTTAAATAGAAAGTATGAGTTGGAGCGAAGGAATGCCAAAAAATAATTATACCTTACCTGATGGGAATGTGTTGATCAGTTTTAGCGGTGGCCGGACTTCTGGTTTCATGCTGCACAAAATATTAGAAGCGAATGGAGACTTGCCGGATCGTGCGAAAGTCGTGTTTGCAAATACTGGCCGCGAAATGCCGGAGACACTGGACTTCGTGCAAGAATGTTCTGAGCGTTGGAATGTGCCGATTGTTTGGTTGGAGTATTCCCAACACAAGCCAAAGTTTGAAATTGTTAATCACAATGCAGCTAGTCGCAATGGTGAACCATTTGAACAAGCCATTTTAAAAAAAGCATCTGATAGATTTTTACCTAACCAAGCAATAAGGTACTGCACTCAAGAAATGAAAGTTCTCACGATCAAGAGATATTTAGTCCGTCATGGTTGGAAACGGTGGAATAACACAGTTGGCATTCGCAAAGATGAAGCGCATCGAGCAAAGACATCTAAAGATAATCGGTGGACAAATTGGTTTCCATTAGTTGATGACTTTGTGTCTGTGCATGATGTGAATAGCTTTTGGAGCAATCATGATTTTGATTTGAGGGTGATGAAGGGTGCAGGTAATTGTGATGGATGTTTTCTGAAATCTGAGGCAACACTAGCAGCCATGTGGCGAGAGCATCCCGAACGAATGCAATGGTGGTCTGATCTTGAACAAAGGATTGGACATACCTTTAATAAGACTAGAAGCTATAAAGAGCTTGGAGACTTCGTGGAAAGGCAGGGCAGCTTTATCTTTGATGATGAAGCATACTTATGCCAAAAAGACTTTGGAGAGTGTACTGGATGAAGCTAGAAGAAAATAAAACGCGGTGGGCAGTTTATGGCGATGTTCTCAAGATTTGGTATAATGGCGATCTGGTTGGAGAAGTTCCGTTGAAGGAGTTTCCACATCTGATTGTTGACCTGGCTAAAGCACTGCGACATCAGACTATAAAATGAGAAAAGAATGTGGTATCATGTTGGTGGACATTTACCTCCCTGAAAGAGACAGTCTTACACAGTCCGTCCTTTTGCTCAAATGCTGTCTCTCAAACTGCCCTGCCTTTACTGGTGGGGCTTCTTTTGATAGGAGTTGAAACATGGTGATGTCGTTCAGGTTCAGTTCGAATAGTAAACAGGTCAATGCTAAGATGTCGAATATGGTGGCAAGGCAGATGCCATTTGCTACCGCCAAGTCATTGACACTGGCATCCAAAACCTTGGTGGAGCAGAATAAGCGAGACATCACAACAATATTCAGCAATCCTACTGCATGGACTAGAAACGCATTCTTCTTCATACCGGCGAGAAAAAATAATCCTAGAACTATTATTAAGCGAAAGGATCGAGCCAGTGGAACATCATCCAACACAGTTCCATCCAAGCAACATTATTTAGAGGTTCAACAGCAAGGCGGTGGACGATCACCAAAAGCGTTTGAGGGTGCAATCAGAAACAGGGGCAAGGGCGCGTCAAAGTTTCGTTATGCCACTCCTACAAAAGACACGCGGCTGAATGCGTCAGGTAATATGACTAGAAATAATATTAATAAGATACTGGCCGGAGTAACGCAGAAGGGTGGCAAATTCTTTATACCTAAGTCAGATCATCCGTTGGCGTTGCGCGGTGGTGATGGTGTATTTGAACGCATGGCTAAGAATAAAGTTAAGAAGCGTTTACACTTGACCAATGCTAT